GAGCAGTTAAAGCTGAACTTAACGAAGTTAATCTTTTAAACTCTAAATTATTGTATGTTAACAGAATCTTTAAAGCTAATAATTTGAATGAAGCACAAAAACTACGTGTAGTTGAAACTTTAGACAATGCGTCAAACGTTAAAGAAGCTAAATTAATATACGAAACAATTAAGGACACGTTTAACGTTGCTAAAACAACAAAAACAACTCCTAAAAGATCAATCAAAGAAGGTTTAGGAATGGCTTCTAAAGCTGCAGGAACATCTACGGCTCCTAAGAAACCAGTTCTTAACGAATCAAATGATATGGTGACTAGAATGCAAAAACTAGCAAACATTAAAATTAATCAATAACTTAAAAATTAAATTACAAAATGGACAATGTAAATAATTTATTAGAAGGTGCAAGCCCTTACCAAATCCTACAGGAGCAAGCTGGAAAATTAGCTAGCAAATGGGACAAATCAGGACTTTTGGAAGGAATTGAATCTTCTACGGAACAAAACAACATGGCCATCCTTCTTGAAAACCAAGCAAAACAGTTAGTAAATGAGGCTTCTGCTACTACAGCAGGAACTACTATTTCAACTGGTGCTGGTGAAGCATGGGCAGGTGTAGCTCTTCCATTAGTGCGAAGAGTATTTGGTGAAATCGTTGCTAAAGACTTAGTATCGGTACAACCAATGAATTTACCAGCTGGATTAATCTTCTATTTAGACTTCCAGTATGGATCAAGCCAAAACTTTAAAACAGCGGGAGAATCACTTTATGGTGCTACTGCAGATCTTAAGAGAACTGACGGCGCATTTAAAAAAGGTCTTTATGGTGCAGGTGAGTTTGGTTACTCAATAACTCAATCATCTATAACAGTTACAGATGTAGCAGCTGGAAACTCAGCATCCTTAAACGGAGCTACTGAAAATGTAGGTGGTGGTGCAGCAGGATTAGCTACAATGGGTATCTTAAATATGGATACTGAATTTTCAGCTTCAAATGCTGGTCAGTTAGCTACTGGATCTTTAGCAGGTGTACAAACTGCAGGTAAAGCTCAAATTAGAAAAATCTTAGTACCAGTTACTTCAGCTTCAGGATATGACCCAGAAGCAGTTAGAGCGTTTACTATAGCACAGTCTACAAATATTGTAGAAGTATTCCCACAATTCACAAGAGTTGAAACAGGAACTGTAGGTGATTATACAGGAGATGTTTTTGCATTTGTAGTTTCAGCTTCTGGAACAGCAGATACAACTTCTCCAACTTTAACTTTCTTAAAGAAACCATCTAACTTAAATGACGTAGGTGACTTTGAAGCAAGTGGTTCAGCTACTTTCCCATCAGCAGGAGTATCAACACAAGAAATTCCTGAAATTAATGTTCAGTTAAGATCTGACACTGTTTCTGCTAAAACACGTAAATTGAAAGCACAATGGACTCCTGAGTTTGCTCAAGACTTGAATGCTTATCACTCAATTGACGCTGAAGCAGAATTAACTTCTATCTTAAGTGAGTACATTTCAATGGAAATTGATCTTGAAATCTTAGATATGTTAATTCAAAGTGCAGACACAGTTGAAGCATGGAGTGCTAAAGTTGCTCAAGACTTAACAGTAAGCTCTAATACAACTGCAGGTGGTACTGCTAATCCAACTTTCACTTCAACAGCTAATGCATCAGGTGTATATTACACTAAAATGTCTTGGTTCCAAACTTTAGGTGTTAAATTACAAAAAGTTAGTAATTTAATCCACCAAAAGACTTTAAGAGGTGGTGCTAATTGGATGGTAGTTTCTCCAAAAGTTTCTACAATCTTAGAATCAATCCCAGGATTTGCTGCTGATTCAGCTGGAGACGCTGACAAGTACAACATGGGTGTTCAAAAGATCGGTGCAATTAATAATAGATACCAAGTTTACAAAAACCCATACATGACTGAAAATACAATCTTGATGGGTTATAAAGGATCTCAATTCCTTGAAACGGGTGCTGTATTTGCTCCGTACATTCCATTAATCATGACTCCACTAGTGTACGATCCAGTATCATTCACGCCTAGAAAAGGTATTATGACTAGATACGCTAAGAAAATGGTTCGTCCTGATTTCTATGGTAAAGTACATATCGCAGATTTAGACCAAATATAATAAGTAATTAATTATATTTTTTAAAGAGAGCCGCAATAGCGGCTCTTTTTTTTATATGTATTATCAAACGTTACATTATATGGCTAAACAAAATGTTAAAAAAAACCCACCAAAGGGTTCAATTAGGTTTTCAATTTCCCTTTCAGAAGAACAAAAGAAAGCAAAAACAGAAATATTAAAACACCCATTTAATTTTGTAGTTGGAAAAGCAGGTAGTGGTAAAACATTATTAGCAGTACAAGTTGCTTTAGACCAATTCTTTAAAAGACAATATAATAAAATTATCATTACTCGACCTACTATATCTACAGAGGATAATGGATTTTTACCTGGTTCAGAACGTGAAAAAATGGAACCTTGGTTAGTACCTATTAGATCTAACATGAGAAAAGTATATAATAAACCTCTTATATTAGATAAAATGGAAAAAGAAGAAACCATTGAATTAGTTTCATTAGCACATTTTAGAGGTAGAACTTTTGATAATTCAGTTGTAATAGTAGATGAATTCCAAAATTTAACTCGTTCACAATTAGCAATGGCTATTGGTAGATTAGGTAAAGATTCTAAAATGATATTTTGTGGAGATTCCTATCAAATTGATTTAAAAGATAAAAATTATTCCGCATATCATGATATGGCAAAGTTAATTAACTCTGAATATGTTTTTAAATGTGTATTAGAAGATTCTCATAGACATGATGCTATTGATGATTTGTTAGAATTACTGAACGGGTATCACTAAGTCTCCATTACTTCTTCATATTTATATAGGAACAACCTAATTCAACTAAAATGGCAAACATTCCTATATGGCCCGGATCTGGATCTTTTGCATCAGGAAGTAGCACTCCTTTTGGATTTTATGATTCTGACACTGCATTTCAAGATGATGCACCAAAATTAGCAGATTGGTGTGCTAAGAGATTAGGATATCCCCTTGTAGACATTGAATTACAAGCAATTAATTTTTTCACTTGTTTTGAAGAAGCTGTAAATGAATATGGAGCTCAATTATATAATTTTCAAATACTTAATAATTTCCATACCTTAGAGGGAAATACAACTGGTTCTAATTTTAATAATCAGTTAATAACCCCTAATATGGGATCTACTATTAACTTATCTGAACAATATGGAAATGAAACAGATGGAGCAGGAGGAGATTATAAAATAGAAAGAGGTACCTTAGATGTAAAAAGAAATGGACAAAGATATGATTTATTAGAAAATGTATCATCATCTATAAGTGGTTCAGAAGATGTTTATATAAAAAGAATATACCATTATGCACCATCAGCTATAAACAGATATTTCGACCCTTATGCGGGTACAGGTACAGGTATTCAATCATTAATGCAAACATTTGGATTTGGTAATTATTCTCCTGGTGTTAATTTTATGTTAATGCCTATATATTTTGATACATTAAAATTACAAGCAATTGAATTAAATGATATAATTAGGAAATCAGGATATCATTTTACTATAGAAAATAATAGATATTTAAAATTATTCCCTATACCTACAGAAGATTATACTTTACATTTTGATTATGTATTAAAATCAGTAGCTAATAATCCTATTAAAAACCCAGCAACAAATTTAATAACTGATATATCAAATGTACCTTATACAACACCAACATATCAATTTATAAACGATCCAGGAAAACAATGGATTAGAAGATATGCTTTAGCTTTAGCTAAAGAAATGTTAGGAGGAGTAAGAGGTAAATATCAGTCAGTTCCTATACCAGGAGATAATACTACTTTAGATTATAATAGATTATTATCAGAAGCGAAAGATGAAAAAGATAAACTAATTACAGAATTAAAAGAATTATTAGAATCAACAACAAGAGTTAAACAATTAGAAAGAAAAAACGAAGAAGCGGAATTAACTCAAAAAACATTTTATAAAGTACCCTACCCAATTTACATAGGTTAATGATAAAATTAAAAAACATATTAAACGAGATATTAAATACTTATATAGTACAAGCTTACATGTTAACAGACACTGATTATAATATTACAGATGTATTAGATCAAATTAGAGCTATAAGAAAAATAACTATTGTAAGAAATATTACTCCTCCTGAGTATGTACAAAAGCAAAATTTTGAATATACTTTAGTTACAATTAAATTTGTAACAAGAGGAAATCCTAAAAAAGATATGGAAAAAATAAAAAAAGATATTTTGACATCTGATAGAAGTATAAAAGACTTAAGAGTACCAGGTGTACAATCTTTTAAATATAAACCAGAAACATTAAAAAGACTATAATGGCTTTATTCGGAGGATCACGAGACATATCACTTTTTAATTCAGTAAGTAAAGAACTTATTAATGACATTATTCAAACAGAAGTTGGATATTATAAGTTTGTTCTTGAAAAAACAACTAGTAATATTTACGGAGAATCTATGGGTAAAATGTTTTATGAACCCGTAAGAATCGCGTGTTTAATGAAAAAAGAAGACCAAACATGGTCGTCTGATGAATTTGGATCTGACGTTGATCAAACATTTGATTTTCGATTTTTAAAAGAAGAACTAAAAGGTATAAATTTAGTACCTGAAGTAGGAGATATTTTATTATTTAAAAATAATTTTTACGAAATAGATACTAAAGTTGAAAATCAATTAATATTAGGTAAAGACCCAGATTACGCAATTTCAACAGGAACAACTGATTTTGGTAGTAGTCATTCAATAATATTAACAGGTCATTTATCAAGAATAGAAAAATTAAATTTAGTACCTTTAAGAGGTGGAAAATATCCATCTACGACAAAAATAACAGACGGAATAGCAAACCCAGTATAATAAAATGGCACAAGATAATACAGATAAATTTAAAAGACCATTACCTTTAAGACAAAATGAAAGGTTAAGGGAAAGCTTAAATGCTCCTGATGTTACTAATCCTAATAATCCTTCATTTCCAGTTGAAGGTTTAGCTCCTAGTAATCGTCAACCTCAAAAATCAAGCTCTACTAAAAAACCCATAAATAGAGGAGAAATTACACGTAGAGATGATGATGTAATTAATGATATTTCAATAGGATTACAAGATCATGATGAAGCTATAGCATTTTATTTTGATAAAGTAATTAAACCTTCTGTAGTAACAAACGGAACTAGAATAGACGTACCTTTAATTTATGGAAATCCTGAGAGATGGAAAGGAGTTCAACGAGATGGTTATTATAGAGATAAAACGGGAAAAATTCAAACTCCCATTATTATGTTTAAAAGAAATAGTATCCAAAAAAGAAGAGATTTAGGTAATAAAATGGATGCAAATAACCCTCAACTTTACTATGTATATCAAAGTAAATATAATAAAAGAAATCAATATGATAATTTTTCAGTATTACAAAATAGAGTTCCTAATAAAGAATTTCATGCTGTTGTAGTACCTGATTTTGTAAGATTAAAATATTCTTTTATAATATGGACAGATTTTATTGGTCAAAATAATAAAATTGTAGAAGCTATAAATTATGCATCAGATGCTTATTGGGGAGATGAAGAAAGATTTAAATTTAATGCAAGAATTGATAGTTTTACAAATACTGTAGAAGTAGTACAAGGAAGAAATAGAATGGTAAAAACAAACTTTGAATTAGACTTACAAGGATATATTGTATCTGACGCTATGAGCACAGCAATAGCTAAAAAACCACAAAAATTCTTTAGTAAATCTACTGTTGTATTTAATACAGAAATAATTACTACATCAGGTCCATCAAAAACAAGAGAAGAAGTTAGAAAAGAATCTGGCGAATATAAAGTAGGAAGAGATGGAGATGGTATAGGTTACCAAAATTCATTAGGAGATGACACAATATAATAAAACAATAAATGGCTAAAGAGACAAGAAATATAATAAAAGGCTACTTTGAAACGGGTAAAAAACCTACACAAGGAAATTATACAGACTTACTAGACTCTGTTTTTATATTAAGTGGAGAAAATACGGGAAGTTTATTATTAAAAGGACCTGCAAATATTAATGGTAGTATTACTGCTTCCGGTAATATAAGTGCAAGTGGAGATATCACAGCAAATGATATATTTGTATCTGGATTAATTAGTCGTTTTGGTGATTCTAACACAGGATTACAATTGGCTTCAGACACAGTTATTATTGAAGGTAATGATGTGAATATAGCCACTTTTAATACAACTAATATTACATTTAGTAAAGACATAATAGCTAATAGTAATATAACATCTACAGGAAACACAACATTTGGAGATACTTCAAGTGATACACATACTTTTACAGGAGCAATAACAGCCTCAAATGATATAAGTTCAAGTGCTACAATAACAGCAAATCAATTTGTAGGAGATGGTAAATTAATAACAGGAATAACATCCTCTTTAATAACACAAACTCTGATAACAGCATCAGTAGCAACAGGATCTTTAATACTTAGTGGTACTTTATACCACCCATCAGCTTCTTCTAACATATTAGTAGGACTTAAAACAACAGGTTCAGTTATACCTGGTAGAGACGGACTATTTGATTTAGGTTCTCCAACACATTATTTTAAAGATAGTTTTGTAAGTAAAAGTCATGCAAGTGTTGTAACAACAACTAATTTAACAGCCACAGAAGGTATATTTACAAACATAACAGCATCAAGCGATATAAGTGCAAGTGGAATAGTTTATGGGTCTCAAGGTCGTTTTGCTACAAGAGTAATAACTAATGAGATATATGAATTTACATCAGGACAGGGAATATTATTAGCTGACAATGTTAATGTAACTGCAAATATAACAGCCTCAGGTAATATAAGTGCAAGTGGTAATATAATATCTAAAGGTATTAATGTAATAGGTAATGTAACAGCTTCAGGTCATATAAGTGGTACAGCAGCAGGAAACATTACCGGATTTAAGTCTGGTTCATTTACTTATTTAGAAACAACTGGAGACATAAGTGCTTCAGGAACAGTTTTTGCAAATAGTTTCCAATCAACAGGAGGTAATGTAGCAGGAATATCATTTACAGATGATCTTAATTTAACAGGAAATTTAACAGCTTCAGGTAATATAAGTGCGAGTGGTGATGTTACAGCTCATTCAGGTTCTTTTAACTACATAAAAGCAACCACAGGTTCTATATCACATTTAATAGGTGGTAGTCCACTTAGATTTGGAGGAGGGTTTGCATTTGAGTTTGAATCAGATATAAATTTAGGTGTAACAGCTAGTGGTGGTGATGCTAAATTATTAAATGCAAACGATTCAGAGCTCATAGAACCCTTACTACAAGGTACTTTCACATCAGGAGTTCAAGAATCAGGAAGAACTTTATTCGGTGGAGGACATGAAGTAGCATTATACAGTAAAGGTGCTACTAAAATATATAGTTTAAGTGGTAGTGGTACTACTATGGTAGGATCTTATATACTAATTGGTAGTGGTAGTCTTCCTGGGGGAAATAATGTAGCAAACACAGACCCACACACTATAAGATTTGGTTCTGGTAGTAATACTCATCCTCAATTAGGAGATTATTATGGGGGTACAGATACAATAATATTTAACACAGCACAAGGGCATATTACTGCTTCAGGTAATATAAGTGCAAGTGGAACTATAACAGCTGCTTCTTATGTAGGTTTACCTAGTGGAATAATTTCAGGAACTGCTCAACTTCCAAGTGGAACAATTTCAAGTTCAGCCCAATTACCAAGTGGAACAATTTCAAGTTCATTACAAACATTTACAAGTATAACAGCCTCAGGCAATATAAGTGCAAGTGGTAAAATAATTGGTTCTAATATTACACAAACACAAATTAAATTAGATAGAACAGTAATTTCAGGAAGTCATCAGCATTTGTACATCGGAGATGTAGCTGAAGAAAGTAGTGGACTTAGGTTTAATATGAATGATAATACAAATACAGTATTAGTAGAATCTCAAGGAAACCCAGGAAATGCAAAATTAGAAGTTCAAGGTAATTTACAAGTAAATAATATAACATCTTCTGGTTACATAAGCGCCTCAGGTAATATAAGTGCAAGTAATATTGCTGTAAAAGAAGGTAATTTTAAAGGAACAGTAACAGTAAGTGGTTCATTATATTCAGCTTCAGGAGCACATTCATCATCATTAGTAGCTTTAACAGTAACAGGTTCAATTATACCTAAAGGAACAGGAGAATTTAGTTTAGGTTCTCCAACAAATTATTTTAAAGATTTATATTTGTCTTCAGGATCCCTTAAATTTGTAAAGGGAACTGACGTTACAGAATTTACTAGAGATGATATTGTAAGAGTAAAAGAAGGAAAACCACCTAGACAAGCAGCAAGATCAATTGGGGCAGTAGGAGATTTAGGTGCAGTAGATGGTCTTACAGATTACATTAGACCACAAGTAATTTACCATCCAACAGATCTTGAAACAGCAATTTTTCTTGATACTATAGGTAGAATTTCTTATCGTAGTCCAGGAGGAGATCCAATAGACATATTCGTAGATGGAACTAACGCAGATTACATGAGATTTGGTTCTACTACGACTAAAAATCAACCCCCTAGTTATGGTCAATTTGGTCGTGGTACTCAAATTAGAATACCAGGTCACATTTCAGCAAGTAATTTAAGAACAGAACATCATATAGGGGGTGTTGTTAAAATCCACTCAGGATCTTATGCAATACATCTATTTGGATCAGGTTCAGCTACTCAAAGAGGAAGTATAAGTGGGTCAGGAGGAGGATCAATCACAGGATTTAGAGGAATTACAGGTGTTGATACTGTAGGATCAACAATATCTGGATATAAAACAGGTTCATTTGGTACAGTACTTACATCAGGAGATATAAGTGCAAGTAAAACTGTAACTGGTTTATCAGGTTCATTTACTCGATTAGACGTAGAAACTTTACAAGTTTCAGGATCAAATACATTTACAAACTTTGGTAATTTTAGAAATAGATTACATAACGATAATAGAGCTTTTGAAGTAAGTACTGATCCAACAGTACCGGGTGGGTTTAGAGAAGGATTAGCAACCCCTCATACGGGAAGTGCACCACACCTTCATTTTATGTTGTCAGGATCTGGTCAAGCAGGTATAGGTTTATTAAACCCACAACACACATTACACATTTCAACTTCAAGTGATACTTGGAATGCTTTATATGTTAATGGAAAATCCCAATTTATAGGCAACATAACAGCTTCAGGTCATATAAGTGCAAGTGGAACAGGTTCATTTAATAATATTTCTACTGCAACCATTAACCCACTTCCAGGAGGTACAATCACACTTAATGCTGAAGTAAATCAAGCTGCTGGAAATGCCTTCTTTGTTGGAGGAGATATGGCACTTACAAGTACATCAGCAAGACTTACGATGAACACTAATGCCCATATAGATTTTAATAGTGGTAGTGGTGATTTAAAAATGAGTGGAGGAGGCACAAGCAATACAATCTCTATAACAGCACCTAACACAAGCTTTAGTGGTAATATAACAGCATCAAATAATATAAGTGCAAGTGGAAATATTATAGGAAATAATATAACAGCCAGCAACTTAAACGTAACAAATAATTTCCAATTTGGTGGACTTATGTCTGCACAAGGTTTTGGAAATCCTAAAACCATATCATCTTCAGCGACATTACCAGAAAACCATTATGGAATACAGCTTAATGGTAATACAGGAGATATAACAGTTG